AGAGGAGACACTGGTGGGGTCAATACGTTGAGTATACCCTACTTGGCATTACCTACAACAGCAGGTAATAATGAGCTAAGTATTGTAATGACTTAATTTATGGCATTAGTCTTTAAAAAAATTGCTGAGTACGATTGGCAAGTTACTGTAGAGACACCTGATAAAGGTAAATTTAAACAAGAGACATTTACGGCTAAATTTAAAAATATTGGTCGTAAAGCTTTTGCAAAACTTGTTGAGGAACAAGATGATGAGGACTTTGTTAAAAGTGTATTAGTAGGTTGGTCAGGCATAAAGGATGACAAGGGTAACGACGTTCCATACAATGATGAAAACTTTGAAGCTCTAACTGACAATCATTTTATTGTTAAAGGTATTATTGAGGCTTTTGGTGAAAGCATGAGAGGAGCTTCTGAAAAAAACTAAGAGAGGTTGCGAAGTATTGGGTGCAGGGAGAAGTTATAGATGAAACTGTAGAAGCATTAAAAGCATTTGGTGCTACAGAAGAACAAATCGCAGCCGAGAAAAAAAACAAAAGAACATCTGATTGTATAGTTTGGGAAGAAAACAGAGAGATTGTTAATATGTTTTGGAAGCTATCAACACAGTGGTATGTCAGTATGGCTGGATTAACTGGCATAAACTATAAATCTTTGGAATACTTGTGTAAAATATATACAGTTAAAGATTCTGTTGCTATGTTTGAAGGAATACAAGTAATGGAATACGAGGCATTGAAACATATGCAGAAGGATAAGAAATAATGAATAAAGAAACAAAACTAAAATTTAAAGTTGGTATTGAAGGTGTAGATAAACTGCGTGGATTAACATCTAGTCTAAAAAAATTAAATGATAATTCTCTTCTCTCTACAAGTTCTAGTAAAAAATTATTAGTTAGTTTACAAAAACAAAAAAAAGCAGCTACACAAACTATAAGTGGTACAAGATCATTATCAAATTCATATAGACAACTAGCTAACTCTGTAAAGATAGGAAGTAGAGAGTTTAAGGTTGCTACAGCAAGAGCAGAACAGTTAGAAAGAAAGTTAAGAAAGTTGAATACAACATCAAAAAAAGGTCGTAGTTTAAAAGGCATGGCACAGACAGCAGGTGCAATAGCAGGTGCTGGTGTTTTTGGAGGGGCAGAGGGTGCAATCGGTGCAGGTATAGGAGGAATAATAGGAGGCGCACCTGGTGCGTTAGTTGGTGGTGCTATTGGCGCACAAGTAGGACAGTTTACTGGTGCATTAGCAGAAGTTGCACAATATGATGCAGCGTTAGAAAAGCAAAGGAAAGCATTACGACTAGTTATAGGTGATACTGATCAGTACAACAAAGCACAGGCATTTTTAGCAAAAACATCAAAAAATTTAGCAATACCACAAGATGTAATTGTCAGACAATTCACATCACTAACTGCATCTGTAAAAGGTGCTGGATTATCTGTAGATGATGCAAAAGAATCATTCTTGGCAATTGCTTCTGGTATTAGAGGTACAGGTGGATCGCTAGAAGATATGAAATCTGCGATGCGAGCAACATCACAGGTGTTCTCAAAAGGCAAGGTATCGGCAGAAGAACTCAGACAACAACTCGGTGAACGCTTGCCTGGAGCTTTTACATTGTTTGCAGAATCAATGGGTAAAACACCTGCTGAATTAGATAAGGCTTTAGAGCAAGGAAAAGTAACATTAGAAGATTTCTTGGGATTTAGTCAAAAATTATTTGATGAGTATGGTGAGAATGCAAAAATTCTTGCACAAGCACCAGAATCAGCAGGGGATAGATTACAAACAGAAATTAGTAATCTAAAAGATAATTTAGGTGATTTATTAAGACCTATTGGTGCAGAGTTTCAAGCAGTATTTGGTGACATCGTGCGAATTATTAATGATGCAATAACAGCTTTTAAAAAATTTATGGGTATAGGGTTAGAAAATGCAATAACTAAAGCAAAAAAGGCTGTGGCAAATGCACAAAAAAACTTTAATAGAGTTAGTGATTTAGATGATAGTCCAAGAAATATAGCAAACAAAAATCGTGCAAAAGCTGCATTGTCAATAGCACAAGCAGAATTAAACAGATTATTAGAAGAACAAAATAATCTTGAGGAAGAAAGTATAGAAAATGAGGATAAAAAACTCAAAAAAGGAATGAGTACATACGAAAGTCTTAAAGCAGGTATGCAATCATATGTACAAAGTATTAGTGATATGAATAAACAAATACAAGATGCAACAATGAAGGCATTCAAGGGAATGGAGGATGCACTTGTAAATTTTGTTATGACAGGTAAATTAAATTTTGCAGATCTTACAAGATCTATACTTGCAGATATTACGAGGATAATAATTAGACAAAACATAATTACACCTTTGTTAGGTGTATTTGGTATTACACCGAACGCAAAAGGTAATGTATACGATCAAGGTTTGAAAAAGTTTGCAAAAGGGGGCATAGTCACGCAGCCTACATTATTCACTTATGGATATGGAGGTACAGGTAATTTTGGATTAATGGGTGAAGCTGGTTCACCAGAAGCAATACTACCTTTAAAGCGTGGCCGTTCTGGTAACTTAGGGGTTGAGGCATCTGGTGGAGCTACTAATATAGTTGTAAATGTAGATGCTTCTGGTTCTTCTGTACAAGGAAACAATGAACAAGCTAACGCTTTTGGATCAGTTTTAGCAACTGCTATTCAAACTGAATTAATTAAACAAAAAAGACCTGGAGGTTTATTAGTCTAATGGCAAGTTTTCCTAGTATTCAAGCAAGCTTTGGCATTCAAAAGTCTTCAAAACCAAATACTAAAATTGTTAAATTAGGTGATGGATATGAGCATAGATTATTATTTGGATTAAACCAAAATCCAAAAATATATTCATTGAAATGGGAAAATATTTCAGAAACAGATTCAGATACTATAGAAACTTTTTTAGATGCTAGAGCAGTAGATAGTGCTAGTTTTACATATCAACCACCTGGTGAAGGAACGTCCTATAATTTTGTTTGTGATAGTTGGAATAAAAAAATAGACTTTGCTAATATTGCTACAATCACGGCTGAATTTAGAGAGGTTTTTGAACCCTAATGCCAATACCAGTATCAGAACTACAAAAAATTAATCCAAGTTCTATTATTGAACTTTTTACTTTGACTTTAGATAGTACATTACATGGATCTACAGATGTGCAAAGGTTTCATGCAGGCACAAATGATTTAAATAATACAGATATAATTTGGCAGGGTAATACATATCAAAAGTTTCCATGTCAGGCAGAAGGTTTTGAATTTGATGGTTCATCTGGATCAATTCCTCGTCCTAGTTTTACTATTAGTAATATTTTAGGAACTATAACTGCTTTGTTCGCCACTGTGAATGCTGTTACTGCCAATAATGATCTTAATGGTGCAAAATTTACAAGAATTAGAACACTTGCAAGGTATTTAGATGCTGCAAACTTTACTGGGGGTACAAATCCTTTTGGAACACCTGATACAACACAAGAATTACCACAGGAAATATATTTTATAGATAGGAAAGTTGTTGAGAATAGAGAAATAGTGCAGTTTGAGTTAGCATCTGAACTTGATTTGATTAATTTAAAACTACCAAAAAGAGTAGTTACAAGAGATTTGTTTCCTGGTGTTGGTACGTTTATAAATCAATGACATGGCAAGAAGATGCTCTTGATCATGCAGAACAGGAAGCACCTAGAGAATCTTGTGGACTTCTTGTTAATTATTTAAATAAAGATAAATATATTCCATGTAAAAATTTAGCTTTACATAATGATTTACAGTTCTTGTTAGACCCTACAGATTGGGCTGATACTGAGGACAGATATGGCAGAATACTTGCTGTAATACATTCTCATCCAATTGGTACAGAACAACCTAGTAAGGCAGATATTATAAGTTGTAAACGATCTAATAGAACTTGGTATATTATTGGACTAAAGACAAAAAGATGGTTTAAATTTAAGCCAACAGATAAAATAGAAACATTACAGAGAGATCCATGCTTAAAACAGTAAAACTATATGGAGATCTGGCAGACTTTGTAGGATGGAAAGAGCAAAAGGCTGATGTAAGGGATATAAAACAAACAATGAAATTTTTAGTATGTAATCATCCAGAATTAGAAAGTTATATGAAAGATAAACATTATAAAGTAGTTATTAATAATAATATTATTAAAAATAAAAATGATTTTGCAATACCTATTAAAGACGAAGTAAAAATTATACCTGTTGTAGAGGGTGAAATATTTGGAATTCTTGCAGGTCTGTTATTTACAGGTTTTGCTACTGAAATAGCTACATTTGTGGGTATAAAAGCACTAGCAAGTGTTGCTTCACTTATAGGTACAGGATTAATTTTAAATGATATAAATAGCTATCTAACACCAAAGCCTAAATTTGGCTCTTCTTTAGAACCAGAAGATGCCACTGTTAACTTTGCATTTAGTGGAGTCACAAACGTATCACGAGCAGGTGTAGCCATTCCTCTTGTCTATGGTGAGATTTTTGTCGGAAGTATAAATGTATCAAATGGAATTGATACAGACCAGATTGAGGTTTCTGTTTAATGTCTTTTTCTGCTTTTGATATTGGTGAAGATTTTGCTTTTGATCCCTTTCAAGCACATTATTTTGGTGATCTTACAGATCAGGGATTAGATGGTTTTTTAAAAGAATTTGGAAACAGTGGATTAGGTAATGATGTTGTATTTGATGCTGCTGGTAAGTTAGTTGAAATAGAAGGTATTACTGTAGAAACTGGCAGTTATAGTCAGTCAGGAACAACAGTAACAATCACACATGATGGTAGTGAAACAATAAATGTAGGTGATGTTTTAAACGTAATTCTAAATGTTGGTGCTGGTGCTGGAGAAATAAGAGAGGAGCTTACAGTAGCATCAGTTACCTCAACAACTGTTTTTACTGTTACTCGATCAACTTCTGCTACAGTTTCAGCCGAAGTAGTTAGTTTCTATAAAGAAGATGTTCCGCAATCTGT